TATAGATATTACTACGGCAATAGTTCTCCCAGGTTCAGTAAAACAAAACGGAACTTCTGTACCAGTACCGGACTCACATGTAAATTTATCAAGAACCGGCAATAATATTAGTCTTACTTGTAATGTTTCAGAGTTTACCAAAGGTGTAGTTTATAAGCAGACTGAAACTATTAGTGGTTATTTTTTAACAGATCCCTTTAAACAGTCTGTAAGACCAGGAAAAAATTCATTTAATTACTATGATGGTGTCAGTCTTCTGTGTAAATCTACAGGTGAACCGATTGAAATCAAATTATCCGGTATAAGCTCTGTGCCCGAGGAAGATAGGGATGTATATTATTCTGACATAGAAATATCCAATAGGGTTCCACAAGAAGGTAAAGGGTTGCAATATGGATTTTATGATATAAGAACAGGTAAAAAAGAGTTTGTTGGTAAAAAAATATCGTATTTAAAATATCTTGAAATTGGAAAAGAAAATTTATACATTGGAGTATATGCATTTGACTACGATGGCAACATAGGAACTCAAACAGAATTTAGCGGTTCTTCAAACGGTGATTCGTTTATTCCAGCAAACATACCAACTAAGATGGCCTACCCTGCTTATAATGTTAAAGTAAATAAAAAAAATAAAATACAAATTGTTAACATGCCTCCAAATTTACGAAAAACAGAAGTATGGCCTTTATACTTAACTTCAGGATCTTTTTCTAGAGATGTTAATATTTCATTTAAAAAAGCTTCAGGATTTTTATCTCAGTATAATAATCAAAAACTAACTGCTATTTACGATACGTCAAGCATCAAAAACGTTGCCTGGTCAAGGGTTTTCGGTAGAGGTTATTATGATGTCATAGGAGAGACTCCAATAATAAATGACTCTAGGTCAATTAAATTAAGAAGAACTCCTATAGTTACTGTTCAAGACGCTTCTTCTGACCTTTTTAGATTTGCTACTCAGTTTAAGAACATAGTCAAGATATACACAAGGGAATCTGTATCGAGTCCATGGCAGCAAATCCCTGAAACTTCTATAAAAGATATAGATGCAGAGAATGGAATAATCGAAATTATTGATCCCATTATTCCCACTAATGAATCTTTAATTAAAGTTGACTATACTGTTAGGTATAAAGATATCTCAGTTATTCAATGCGGCGGTACTCCAATACCAACCAATCCTTTCTTAAATAAAGATACGGTAAAAATAAATAAACCATTATATATTTACATTAAACCAAAAGAAATATATAAATATGAAACACCAGTATATAAAGAAGGAGTAGTAGGAATACAAGCTCTTAGAAAAGTTCTAGTGAATGAATATACTGTTGATTCCGTTATAAACTTTACCTATAACAATAGTATCTTTAATAAAGATGATGAATCTACCTATGATCCATTTGCTGTGTTAATAGGTATAGTTTATGTATTGAATACTTTTAACGATGAAAATTTTGATTACAAAGATCTAAGAGTAAAAGGTGGTGGAATATCAGCAAGTTTCACTACCAATTCAGTTGTTGATGACATTAATCAGGCTATATCTTACTGGGATATATATCCAGCTCTGGGTGAAGCTTATCCAAAGGGTGGATATGTTATAATTAAACTACCTACTTTGGTTAAGAGAAACTTTTTAAATCATGAAGAGGTTTACGACATAGTGAGAAGAAACATAACCGCCGGAGTTGTCTTCGAATTACAAGACATGGATGGAAAAGATTGGAGTAGCAGTGTTACAGCACCTTCCTGAAACTATACAAACTTTTTCTAGTCAAAGTAGAAAAACAGTAAGCTCTTTAATACAAAACATTAAAGCTGATAAAACTCAGGTATCTTCTTTAATTGAAAATATTAGAAGCTTTGATGCAAGTATAAACTACAGTCCTTCTTTAGCTTTAAGATATTCCAGGCTTAATATAGAAGGTGTTATAGAATTTTTTAGAGACTCTTCATTAAGAATGAATCAATTTTTTTCTGCTTCTTCAGCTCTGTCTGTTGCGCTAAATTCAGTAGCCTCTATTTATTCATCTGAAATAGAAAAAATAGAAAAAGATATATTTCATTTAGAAAACTTTGTTGACAACTATCAATTTATAGTTGGAGAAGATGATCTATTTAATTTTAATTATGTAGAAAATTTTGATAACAATCTATCTTCATATTTATCCGACAGTAAGACAATCAAACTTTTTGATAGAGACAATGTAGAATTTAGTTCTAATGGAAATTATTACATTGATCCAGTTCTAAGTAAGATGACTATTGCAAATGGAATTAATTTTCAAAACCAACTTCATAACATTAAGCCTGGAATTATTTCAACAAGTAACTATGCTTCTCACTTAACTACGGATTCCGATTTTCGTTCAGTATTAGATACGGATCCAGTAAATAATTGGACAGTAACTGTTAAGTCTCCATTTTTAATCAACTCAGAACTGCCTGAATCAAAGTCTTATGTTAATTATAATTCTTCCTACAACAAAGGTGCTCAGTCATTTTTTGAAATTTCATTCATTAATCCAGTAGCAATGGATACAATAAGGGTAAATCCTAATGATTGCATTGGAATGCAATTACTTCAGGTTGTAATTGAAAAAACTGATCCAGTTAATTCTGCTCTTGGAAATATAGAGTTTTCAGTCTTAAGCTCACCACTTTTAATAGACAAATCAGTAGATGTTGTATTTAATAAATGTAACGTATCAAAAATTAAATTTATATTTAATCAATCTAAATACTATAGAAGTGAAAATGTACCAATCACTCAAGAGTTAAATTCAAAAATGCTTCAGGAAATTGTAGATGCAAGAAGAAAAGAAAAATCAAATAGTCCAAGTAGACTTCAAGATCTTGTTTACTTTTATTTTAAAAACGCAAATGATATTGAAAAAAATAAAAATAACAGAAAAGCTTATACAGAAGTATATTCATATAGGTACCCTTTATTAGAAGAGGGATATTCTGATGGTGTAAATGAAAAGTTATCAGAATTAACTGAATCAGAAATTTTAACAAAGTCAAGAGAAATTGTAGATTCAAAGAATATAAACGCAATCGAAAACATTGTTCAAACCATTGTTCAACACGTTATAGGTGCAAGAAATAATCTATTTAATACCACTGTATATAGAACCGGTAGGCCGGGAAATACTAATAATAGAATGGCTTCATTGAAAAGCGATGGATTCATTCCTGTTAAAGATGAATTTGATAACTTTGATAATTTATTTCAAAAAGAAGACCCTATAGCACCAGGTGTTTCTGTTGATAGTGTCGCTAGATACTTGTCTAATAGGGAAGATTCAAATTCGTATGAATATACTTTTTCCATTAAAAACATATTGTTTGGCTTAACTCAAACATCAACACAAAATAAAGCTTGTTTTGTTTCCAGCAAAATAGAAACCAACGGATTCCCATTAGGCGTAAAAGGCATAGTTAATAAGGTAAATGCTAGAAGAGATTTGACCTTTAATAATTATGATATAAAAGAGTCTGGATCATATGAACTTAGTATTACATATAAAGATTCAATAGAATCAGAGGATGATTGGATCCCGCTATTTGCTGGAAGTTCAAACTATATTGAATCTGAAGTTATATTTTTTGATACATTTAACTTGGCAAAGTTAAGATTTATTCCGCAAGAATCAAGAATAAAAGTTTATAAAAACGGAATTTTAGAAAACCCTAATAATTGGGAATATGAAGAACTTGGAAATTCAATATTTTACAAGTCTACTTTAGATAGAACCGCAAATTATATAGTAGATTATTATCTTAATACTACAGAATATAGTCAGTCTATTATTGATATAGATTCTTTGTCTAATTCTAATTTTGCAGTTAGAGCTTTTTCTAGTGGAGGTAACTCTGGTGAGAAATTTACTTCTACTGGACCAGGAAATAGAATACCACTTTCTTTCATTCCATATATTGAAGACAAGTTCAATGGCGCTTATTATAGCGAAACTCATGGTACTATAAATACAGAAACTAACATCGGTTACTCTCCGGTTACTGTCACAATGGCAGATGGTCAAGTGGCAATTAACTTAACAAACTATACAAATAATAGTTTTTTAAGATCATCTTTTTATAATACTAGTGAATATTTGTTTTTCCAAAATGGAAAAGAAATAGTATTTAATAGGCCAATTAACCAACTGTTTACGGTTAATTATAGCTATATACCATCTTCGCTTAGATTTAGATTGATACTAAGAAACAATTTGCCTGGTCAATATAATGGAATATCTGTGGATAATGTTATAATTAAATCCAAAGTAAACAATCTAGATCCATTTTCAAAAAAATTATTAAGGTTATAACATGACTCAGCTCTCAGCAAATACAATAGTTCAAGATCAGATAGTTGCCAAAGTCAGTAAGTTTTTGGCAAATTATAGGGAGAATCAATTTTTTGATAATCAAGAATTAATGAAAGAATATCAATCATTAATAAATTTCTTAAGAAATAAGATCTCACGGACCACTTACTGAGTTTGATCCTTATATTAAAGGTGAGCCACCTATCTCTGATAAATTTAATTTGTTTACAGGTAATTACTCAGATGATATAAATATCATAGCAAAACAAATAGATTACCTAACTGCAGTATTCATTAACTCACATAATATATTTACTGATGAAATAGCTCAAGAAAATAATTTTATTAATAGAATAAAAAGCAAAGTTAAAATATTGCAGATGTACTCAAGTAGTCCTTCAAGTGATTTATATTATTTTGGAAATTCTTTTGATAGTTCAGATTATATTGATTTTTCTAAAATGGATAATAAAGATCAATTGCCATTGATAGATAATGGGCAAATGACCTTATCTTCAGGCGTAGTAAAAAATTGGGTACCAAGATCTATTTTTATAGCTGAGGGCTCAAATGGCTACAGGGGTAACAATCACGCAGTCTATGCCTCATCAACTTCAACTAATGTTTATAAGTATTTTTTTGAAGATACACCTACAATAATTAATCAAGAAAACATTAGAGATAACAACCCATTAACATTTTTTGAATATGAACAGATAAACATAGAAAATAAAAAACCTGATTCAAAAGAATTTGAGTATAAATACATAGTTAATCCTGGACCTGGTCAACCAATAGTTTATGACCCTTGGTCATCTTTTAAAGGTGAATCTTTGTTGTTGAATATTGTTATGGAAAAAGAAATGGCAGAATCTGCTAATTTTGTTAAAATAATTCCATATTTTGGATCAGCTGGTTACATAGTTAAAGATGTAACAGTTAAATCAATAGAGGTCGTTGATGAGTTAAATGTCAAAGAGAATATTTTAACTCAACCAATATATATAAGCTCTAGCTTCATTCCTTCTTCGATTGATAAAGTAAAAAATTTTTATTATAGAGAAGCAAAGATTTCTTTTTCCGAAAGAAAAGTTAAATCTATTAAAATATCTTTTGAGCAATCGGATTCTATTCCGGTTAACATTAAACATATTTATTATAAACCATCTACTACGGGCAATCCTTATTCTATTCAAGAAAGGTTTGATCCTAACTCACCTCTTGTTACAAGCGAAAATTTTTCATCAATTCCTTGGTCAACAAAAACATATAACATCAACGAATTGATACCGTCATATAATCAACCAAACTTCTTTAAGTCAGAAACACAAAATACAAAAACTATAGACGTAAAACTATCAAGAGAAATACCTATAGCACGCGGGTTTGTTGTAAAGGTAAAAAGTAGTCTAGATGGAAGTTCTCATTATATAACAAACAGATTTTGGGATCAATTCCTTGATGAATTTAAAACTCTTACTAATTATCCTGATGGGATAACAGATTCTAATTACAAAACTTACATAAACAACTCTGCAGTATCGAGTCTGCGTGGATATGATTCTCCATTTTTATCTTCAATTAATTCATCAAATATGAAGGGTACTCCTAGTGCCGACGATGCGTCACTCTATGCTTTAATGCAGGATATTGTAACATGGCTTAATACAACAACTACTCAAAAAAATTCCAAAGGTGAAACTATTACGATAACTAAAGAAGAAAAATTTGCTAAATTTAAACTTGACACTAAATTTAATGCTGTTATAGAAGAAGTCTCAAGTCAAGATACGAAACCTGATAATCAATTCTATAAAGTTCCTCTTGTTAGACAGGAAGAAATACTTAATGCAAAAAGAAGAAGTATTGGAATCAGAGACGTAACTATTGGCCATGAATCATACTCAGATAAAGCTATTGTTGTATCCAGACAATATGATACTGCAGCAGATATAGAGTATTTAACTCTTTCAGCAGAAACTGGTTTTTCTGGAAAATTTAATTCAGCAATTGCTGAAAATATCAAGTATTACATTTCACTTGATGATGGATCTAAGTGGATACAAATATCTTCCATAGAAGACCCTTTCTCAAGCGTTCCAGAAGTAGTGGCATTTAATCAAAACATAGATGAAAATTTTAGAATGCCAGGGGTTTCTTACCTTTCTCAGCCAGACATTCCAGCTTCTGTAAGAAAATTTATTTTAAAAATAGAAATTACAAAACCTACCGGTGAAAATATAACACCAATAATTTATTCTTATAAAGTTGGAGTCAAGGTAAAGCAGTCATGAGTATATCTGAAATACAAAAAAAGAAATTCTTAGAAAATATATACAGATTAATGTATTCAACTGGTGTTTCGGCTAATGATAAAGTTATTAGTCAACCAGATGAGAATGAAATTAAAAAAGAATTTGATGAATACTTTAGCGCAAATAGAATAGGATCACCTTTATCTATAGATGTTAACGTATTAAGAAATACTGCAAAAACAGATCCAGATTTAATGAATATATTCATGGCTAGATCGCTTCTTAACTTAGAATTTCTATACGATTCTTTGGATGATAATACAAAAAAATTAATGAATGTAGTCACTCTTCTTAATAAGAAGATAAAAAATCTAAAGGATAAAAGAGCATCTTTAGAAAAAAAAATAGATAATCTACTTTTTTCTAATTCAAATACAGACGGATATTTTTATTCTTTTAGTGATTCATTTGCAAACCTAGATAATATTGACCTTTCTTTTACTAATGCTTTTGTTGATACAGAAAATAGAAAAGTTACACTTCCTAAATTAAAATCATCCGCACTTGATCTTAACTCACCTGGTAAAATAAGCACTACAAATATTACATATTCAATTTATTTTAACGGGGCAATTGTAGAGTCCAAGCAACTTCCGGACTATAACAATATTTTAGATGGACTTACGAATACTAAATGCATGGTTGAATATTCATCTGGGCAGATAGGCTCATGCGCAATGGTCATCAACATACCACTATCTACCCCTTTTATTGTTTCAAAGGTAGATGGAAAATTAGCTACTAGTTCTGCAGTAACTGTAATTGCTGAAATAATAGATGCCCTCACCATTGGAGGCTCACAGTTCAGAAGAAAACAATCCAATAGCGACTATGATAGATTCTCCTTTGATTTTTCGCCACAAAGTTCTGGAGCAATAAAAATAACTCTCATTAAAAATGAAGCAGATTATATATCAGACGAAAGTAACAAATACACGTATAATTTTACAATTAGAGACCTAATAGTTAGTGGTCAATACTATGACGCTAGTGCGGTAGTTGTTTCTTCCCCACTGTCTATACCTTCTGGAGATGCCAATAAGGTTATAGATGCAGTTAGCATAGAGGCAGTTAATGGAAATCCATCTGTTGGAGATGTTACATTCTTTGTAGCAGAAGACGTTCCTGGTGCTATTAGTCTTTCTGACTTTAACTGGATACCAATATCTTCTTCCGCTACAAATGATCCATCTTATGATCAAGTTGTATCGTTTGATAAATCTGTTAAAAGTTTTTTTAATATAAAATCAAACCCATCAGACAATGAGATACAACTATATCCTTTGTCAACTAATTCAAACTTATCACTAATCAACCCAAGTACTTCTATATATAATGGAGTATCTTCATATAGGATTGGTTCTATTCCAAGCAATGTAGAAATATACAATCCTTTTATATTAGATGCAATTAATAATTTTTCTTTTAAATATGTTTCTTATTCATCTGGACTGTATTTAGATAAAAATAGATGGTCAGAAATTTTAAATAAAAGAGATCCAAATGTTAATATATTTGAACCTGGTAATATTGAAATTACAAATTCGCCATCAATTCCAATAGCATTAAATCTAAATTCAATAAGTGGCTTTTTGCAAACATCACTGCTAGTAGATCAGGAAACAATAGTCAATAATGTTGTTTCTAAATCTGGAAATGCAATTGATTGGAATGTGGCAATTTTCCTAAATGGAACATTAGTTGCTGATATTCAAAGTGGTCTACCTTCTAAAGAAATTTCATGGAATTTTATACCAGGAATAAATGATATTGTGGTAACATTTGACTCAGAAGGTAATTCCTCTGGTTCAATATCACTGATGTCAGGTGTATCATTATCTAGTTATGGCACAGCTTTCTTAAATTACTATAGTTATGTCGACCCTTTTGATTTCAGGGTAAATAGAAACTCTGAAGACAAAGTCTTTACCATAGATAATTATCTGGGAAATAGAGAAATTATTAGCAGAAAGTATATTCAAAATAATTCTAGAATTGTATATAGATCAAATGATACTAGAAAAGTAGAAGCCATAAGATTTAGAGCAAATATAACAAGGTTCTCCAATCCATTTGGAACCCCAACTCTTAACTCTTATAGAGTAAAATTTAAAAACAGCATATAGGACATATCATGGCAAGAACTTATACAGAATTTAAAAGAATTATACAACCCTTATTTCAAAGGTATAGAAACACCTTTAGGGGTCCACGTAGCTCAGCTAAAGAAAACCTAGAGATGAATAAGATGTTAATCGATCTTAAGAAACTAGATGAAAAAGCTGATTATTTAAACGAAAAAACTTATTCAGATATTCAAATTTTTGTTGGACAAGTTGACCCAGAGCAACTTCAGATTCATGACGATTACGAGGATGGCAAGTACTATAGATTTGACGATGTCATCTTTGAGTTTTTTGGCGATGGCGCCACCCCTGATTATCTAGAAATAGATACCACTTCTACCGTATCTTCAAAGTTGTCTAGAATAGCAGAAAAAGTTAAAGAACTAGAAAATAAAAAGGTTTAAAAATGTCAGAATTTATATACACAAAAAGAAGAACAGCCAAATATAATGGTCCAGTTGATAGCTCTGATCACAACCTTAGAGTAGAAGAAAACTATAAAGATTTAGTTTATTTATATAATAAATTTAATGTTATAGATCAAAAGCTAGGAGAAGCATTTGAGAGAGTCTTGAAGGATCATGTTTTTATAACTAGATCAGTCAAAGACTTGGATGATAGGATCCAAGCTTTAGAGGCAGCAGAAAATATGGTTTCCATATACTCCTTTAAGCAGATAGATAATAATGCTATCCCAAATGGAGAAGTTTCTATACAATTAGATGAGATACTTTCCTTTGACCCTATATATAATATAGTAACTCTTCCAAAGATTGATGGCTCGTCGCATTCAAAGTTAAAATTTTTTACATCCAGTGAAGGTCAAATAATACCAGACTTCTTTGAAACAAGAATATCAAATAGCCTTTCAGGCGTAGATGTACCTGGCTCCGTTATTGATGGAACAAATGTATACAATGCCATATTGGATAGATCTGATAAGTATTGGAAGAGAACAGTTATCTCAAACTCAACAGCTGTAGCTGGAGCTCAAACATATTTATACGTTAAAATTCCTTCAGAGTATAGCGGATCAAAAAAGAGTAATTTCATAAAGCTCAATCCATACCCAGTTTATGGAGTTGACATTATGGCAATTGAATATACTACAACTCAAAATCCAACAATGACAGAGTCTGATGTTTGGCTACCTGTAAATAGAGATAGGCTATATGATGGAACTACAAGTGCAATAGGAAAGGTTCCACCAGGTGGTTGGACCTCTATAGGCTCTGATTTCATTTTAAATTCTGGTCCAATTGGTTTTTACTTCCGTGAACTTGACATAACCGCAATAAGAATTGCGATGAGACAAAGAAATTACTTTACAGAAAACGGAAAGTATATCTACACTTATGGACTTTCGGATTTAGATGTAAGATATGACAAATTCCTGCCATCAGGTAAAATCATATTCAAATTTGAGCCAGCAAATGGCGACATAATATCCTCGATTACAAGCGTAACTCCAAAGATATATAACGTTTCCCCAGCTCTTCTCTCTGAAGCCTTTAGCTATAGGGTCATATACAATGACGGATCAATCTATACAACTACAAATCCAGGAGCTTCAAATGCCGTATGGATAGAGATTACCCTTAATATCATGCCAGATGGAACTGCTCCAGTTTTATCAGATTTAATAATTAACTATAACTAAAAAGTTGCCATTTGGCAATTACTATAAACAATAAGAATTTATCCTAAGGAGAATATAAATGGCTACTTTTTATGTTGGCCCCAGACCAGTTTTGAAGGGCCAAAACACCAATCAGATGGTGAACCCTTATACTAGCATGTCCGGGAAAGCTAAGGGCACTGGAACTTATTCCTACTACCCACTGTATAGCACAAGCCATGTATTGGACGGTGCTCCTGATAATCATTTTGCCCCTGGAACTGGGCAATTTCCTGGTAATAGATTTCTATCCCAGGTATTTAACGGAACAACCCTCTACGTACATCCGCTTTCTGGAACATTCCCAGATGGAACTGCAACATATGATGGTGCTAGATTCCGTCCAATGGAGTACAAGGGTCTAGCTGGAGCTGCAGCTTTTCCATCAGGTTTTGGTCATGCTGATAGAGTAAGTGATTACAGCTACAACAACAATATTTTCGACGGAGTGCCGTCTGCTGATATATTTGCTAATACAGGCCATGCTGCAAGAACAGAAGCACAAGGTGCGCCATCTTCTTTTGGAGTTTTCAAACCAGAAGAATTCCAAGGTGTGACAAGTTCTAAGATATTTACAGTTGGATATGGTCAGGCTAATACGACGGGTGATTATGGAAGAGAAAAAGTTCAAGAGTACTTCGGCGTACCATCTGCAAAAGCTCTCTAATTATTATTCTTCCCCAATACATTTAGAAAAAGATAGTAAAGTATCTGGTTTATTTGGTTGGGCAGTTTTGGTAAGCTATATTTTAGCCTATGATATATTCGCAATTAAAACAAAAAAAACAGAAACACTGACAAGATCTTTTTGGAGATTGTCAGAAGGTAAAATATCTAAAGCTCCAGTAATGGGTCTTTGGCTAGCAGTAACTTTTCACCTTATGCTTGAGAAAGATGTAAGAAGAAAAATAAATAAATGAGTTCTAGCCTCATCAAATTAGCATACTAAATGCTATAATGATAGAGGCGTTAAGACAAAGAAGTCCCGCTCTTATGAGCGGGGTTTTCTTTTTTAGAAGTGGTTTTATAGGTTTGGTCATCTTTAGATGGAGATAGTTAGGATTATATGGTAATCGATGATCTCGAGAGGGTTGTCAAAGAAGATATAATATCAGTAGACGTTGCCGATATGTACTTAAGAATCTATGTTGCGGACATTGACTGGAAGCCACACATTTCTCAGCTTTGGGTAAATACTAAGAATAAAATAGCTGACGAAGCAGAAGCCAAGAACCACATTAAAAAGGCTATTGCATGTGCAACCCTAATGCCATTTTACGATAAGTCAATCATCACAGACCCTCCTCAAAACATGTTGTTTTGGTTGCCAACTTGGGTTCAGTTTAATCAAAAAGACTGGATTGATATATATAAAAAAATGGTAAATGAAGACATTCAAATAAGAAAAAATAGAAAAAAAATGCTATCATATGGTGTGATTGAATCTATAGATTATGTCCCAATGACTAGGCAGGCTTTCAATTGGTTGTACTCAAAGTCTGAGGATTCACACTGTGTAACGCCAGATAATAAAGCAGACATAGTTAAGAAGTTTCAAAACTTAATTAAAATTTATGGCGGTGCTGTTATATGTAACACATTCACAAAGCACGAAAAGAATATTAACAAAGTCTTGAACTGGAGAAGTGGATATTTTATAGAAAGAGAAATATATAAAGTTTATACCATGGATCAAATATGTAAAATAAAAGAACTAGAAATATCTAAGATAGATAAAAAGTATGTCAAAATTTTAATAAAAAATAAGGAGAAATTTTAAATGTCTGACACAAGTATATTACACGAAATAGCTAACCAATCAATAAACACTTCAATAAAAAGCTCTTTATTTTCTTTTCACTTAAGTGATGACTTTATTTCTTCCTTTAAAGGTAAAGCTTCTCCATTCGGATATAAAGATGCCGGTGGAAACTCTCTTGGTGAGATTACATTTCTTCGTACATACTCAAGAATAAAAGAAGATGGCACCAAGGAAACTTGGGTTGACGTGTGTGAAAGAGTTATCAATGGAATGTACTCTCTTCAAAAAGATCACTGTAAAAAGAATAGACTTCCATGGAACGATGCAAAAGCTCAAGCTTCCGCCAAAGAAGCTTTTGATAGACTCTTTAATCTAAAGTGGACTCCACCTGGAAGAGGTCTCTGGGTAATGGGAACACCTATTGTTAATGATCAAAAGAACTCAGCTGCACTACAGAACTGTGCATTTGTTTCAACCTCAGAAATGAATAAGCACAATCCAGCTAAGCCCTTTGGATTTCTTATGGAAGCATCCATGCTGGGTGTTGGCGTAGGCTTTGATGATAAGGGTGCTGATAAAGACTTCGTGATCTATGAACCCACAAAGTCTACTGTTATAGAATTGATTGAAGACAGCAGAGAAGGTTGGAGAGACTCCACTATTGCTTTAATAAATTCATATCTTAAATCAGATCAAGCTATCATTGAATTTGACTACTCTTCAATTAGACCTTTGGGTACTCCGATCAAAACTTTTGGTGGAACAGCATCTGGTCCAGCGCCATTAATTAAATTACATACAGCAATTAGGAATATCTTTAATGCTAGAAATGGTGAAAAGTTAACAAGAAAAGATATTGCAGATATTGGAAACCTTATTGGTGTTTGTGTTGTTTCTGGAAACGTTCGTCGTTCTGCAGAACTTTTAATTGGTAGAATTGACGATGAAAGTTTCTTGAATTTAAAGAATCCTGCTGTTTTTCCAGAGAGAAACTCTTATGATCCACAAAACCCAGGGTGGGGATGGATGTCTAATAACTCTGTAGAAACACATGTGGGTCAAGATTTGTCTCCTATAGTTGAAGGAATTGCTCTCAATGGTGAGCCAGGTGTTATATGGCTTGACGTGTCACGCAAGTATGGTCGCTTAGCTGATCCTCCGAATAACAAGGACTGGAGAGTAGCTGGCTATAACCCTTGCGCAGAGCAATCACTTGAGTCATACGAATGCTGTACACTTGTGGAGACTTATTTAAATCGCCATGATAACATTGAAGACTATAAAAGAACATTAAAGTTTGCGTACTTGTATGCTAAGACTGTAACTCTTCTTCCAACCCATTGGGAAGAGACTAATGCTATCATGCAAAGAAACCGCAGAATAGGAACATCAATGTCAGGTGTTGCTAACTTTGCAGACAAACTTGGAATGCCAGTATTAAGAGAGTGGATGAACTCAGGCTATGCTACAATTAAAAATTACGATACAGTTTACTCTGAATGGCTTGGCATTCGTGAATCAATTAAAATGACAACAGTAAAGCCATCCGGCACTGTGTCTATTCTTGCTGGTGAATCTCCAGGTGTACATTGGACTCCAGGTGGAGAATACTTTTTGCGAGCTGTTAGATTTTCTAATGAAGACCCGATGCTTCCGTTATTCAAAATGGCCAACTACAACGTAGAGCCGGCAGCAGAGTCTCCAGATACAACTTCAGTTGTTTTCTTTCCAATTAAATCTGAAGCAAGAAGATCAGAGAAAGATGTAACAATCTTTGAAAAAATGGCATTAGCTGCAGTTGCTCAAAGATACTGGTCAGACAATTCAGTTTCTGTAACTATATCTTTTGATGCAGAACAAGAAAAAAAGCATGTAGGGACAGTTTTGCATATGTATGATGGCCAGTTAAAAACTGTTTCATTCTTACCTCAAGGTAATCATACGTACTTGCAAATGCCGTATAGCCAAATCTCAGAAGAAGAATACAATGAGATGTCAATGAAACTATTCCCAATAGACTTCTCTGGAGTTTACGCAGGTATGGCAGCAGATGCTATTGGCGAAGCTTACTGTACTACAGATTCATGTGAGATAAAGTTTATACAAGATAATTCTAAGTAAGAGGTTTTAGTGTCTGAATTTGAAAATGAAGATATAGATAAAATGTTTGAAGCAATAATTTCTTCTGATGATTTAGATGGAATTAAATCTTCTTCAATAGAAGGAATAATAAATGTAGAAAATGTATCTATAGAATCTCTTCTTAAGGAATTTACTTTAATTTTTCAATCTATTTCTAGAGCTGCAGTTCATGTAGGAGACTTAATGTTTAATTATCTTTCTGTAGAAGATTATTCTACAGATCAAGAGTTAAAAGAAATTCTTGGAAATATATACAAGCTAACAGAAGACTTAGATGAATACATGGTAGAATTAATGTTTGAAGATACTTTTGATGATCTTGAATTAGACGAAGGTGAAGAAGATGATGAGTGATAAAAATATAATTAAAGTATTAGACAATGGCTACGTAAGACTAGTCGATCATATGGGTTCAGATTTATCTGTAGTCAATGCTGCCAGAGCTTCCTTTGCTAAAGAAAGCGAAGCTTTTACGACACAAGATGCTAGACTAATTGATTTTCTTGCTAGAGAGAATCACATGTCTCCTTTCCGTCACGCATTCATGACTTTTGAATTTAAAGCCCCGTTAATGGTTGCAAGACAGCATTGGAAATATGTAGTTGGCTCAGATCATACTATGGATTCATGGAACGAATCCTCAAGAAGATATGTGACGATGGAACCTGACTTCTATGTTCCAAAGGCTGATGGATGGAGACTTGCTCCAGAAGATAAAAAACAAGGATCTGCTGGAATATGTGATCCATTTACTGGGGCAACACTAACCGAGCAACTAGTAAGATACATAGAGCAGGGTGAAGCATTTTATAATCTAGCCATGCAGTCTGGCATTGCTCCAGAGCAGGCGAGATTATTCCTACCGGCTTACTCAATGAATGTAGTCTACAGATGGTCATGCAGTCTTCAGTCAGCATGTCTGTTCCTAGTCCAAAGATTAGAAGAAGCAGCACAAGAAGAAATTAGAGTATATGCAGAAGCTACTCTGAAACTAATTAAAGATTTATACCCCGTCTCCATTGAGGCTTTAATAGGGAAGTACTCTTATGTTTAGTAGCCTTTTACTAATTATTCTTTTTTCCATTATGATTAATTGGATAATTAGCCTATCTATAATGGCGCAAATATCTTCAAATAAAAAAACAAGATATAGATTTATAGCACTTTCAGCGTTGTCCTCTCTGCTAACTGGTTATATAATATACCTATTATGAGTTACGGTGAGTTAACAAGAAAAGATCTGCAATATATGCAGATGTGCTACAGCTCTTCTACTATATTTTCAACATGTGGTAAGAAAAAGTATGCTGCTTTATTAGTGGACGATTTTGGTCACATAGTCGGGTTTGGTTATAATGGTGGGCCAAGAAATTCAGTACACTGTGAGGACGGAGGCTGCCCACGATTTGTGGACATGTCACCAAGTGGAAGTAACTATGATAACTGTATAGCTGTTCACGCAGAAGCAAATGCTTTTTTGCATTCAGACTATAGCGCTAGACCAATCAAGCTTTACGTAAACGGTCCTCCATGTTTAACTTGCGCAAAGTTAATAGTGAACAGTACAGTTAGAGACGTCTATTATGTTGCTGATGAAGAATATTCAAATTGGGATGAAGTAGAAAAATTCATGAATACTTCTGGCATTAAAACATATAAGGTAAAATAAATTGGCAGCTTCAAAGGTAAATTACATTGTTATCTACGATGGACACAGTCAGGTCTACGGTTGCTCTTCAAAGAAGATTGCCCTAGAATCAGCACCGCCTGAAGGTTGTAGTATAAAAGATAAAAAAGTTTTATTCGTAACATTTGAACCGGATAATTCCAATCTATCTGCCTATAAAGTCTCAGATGAAGAAGTTTTCTCTGCAGATATAAAAGAAAGAAAAGAAAAGAAAACGGATAATGAGTAAGGGACAAAAGAAAAAACTAATATTAAAAATCCTCCCGGGGGAAGCAGCAATTGTTGCATCGGTGGATGTCTTGGAACACATATATGAAACATATTTGTATATGGCATCTTCTACAGACAGCGTTGAATCGGAATCGTGGCAAAGCGTTGCTGAACTAATCAGGGAATGGATTGACAAGACACAATACTCAGATGAAGGTGATTATGAAGAAGAATGGTGATTCGGTTATTATAATAGCCTTAAGTATTAGTGCATTTGTTGGTTATGTTTTATATCAGAAAAATAAACATAAGAAGTTTGTTTCTTCAAACACTTTAACTATTGAAAACTTTGTTAATAGACTAAGTGAATATGATATGTCGCCTCAAAAAGAAGCTTCAAATTTCTTTTACGACTTATTAGAATGTGGCTTTAGTCCTCAGAATGCATTTGCAACAGTGCAAAAAGAAATAGATGATGCAGGAAGTTTTTTTAAATGATAGACCTATGTATAGTCAATTACAATTCTAGAAAGCAAATAGAAAGACTTTTGGACGTCTTGCATTCTAGTTTAGGTAGTCCAAATGGCGCGCTTGAAAAAAATTGGAATTTATATATTACAGATAATGATTCCCAAGATGACTTCATACAGTGGATACGAGAAAATGAAGAGAGGTATTTAATAGATAGAGTTTACCTGCGTCGCAATATAGGTTATTCAGCAGCTTGTAACATGATGGCTCGTGAATCTAATTCAGATATTATTGCACTCTTAAATGCTGATGTTTGGTTTTCAAATGAAGATCTTATAAAAATCCAAAGCATCTTTGATGAGAATAAAGATATCCATATACTCGGCCCAAAACAAAGAGACGAGAATGGTTTAATAACACACGCTGGTATTGTTGGCACCAACTTAAAACCAGGGCATAGAGGCTGGAGAGCTGAAGATAAAGCAGACTCTTTATTCAGAGATAGAGTAAACTGCGTGACAGTGTCAGGATCTGCTTACTTCATAAGACGAGAAGTGTGGAACGCATTAACTAATAATCCTAAGTATAGAGAATTGTATCCCAATGCAATTGGCGCATTCTTACCTACACCTCATTACTACGAAGAGACATGGTGTTCATACTTTGCTAGACACTTAGGATACAATGTAGTGTATGATGGATCTGTATCAATAGGGCATAGCTGGCATGCATCTTCTCCAAAACCAGGTGAAGGCTATAGTCATGCTGATGCACAGTTTCCAATAAGTAGAGAAATATTTAGAAAAGCTTGTGATTCTATAGGTATAGAAAGAGACTAAATTGTCAATACAAACCTACGGGTCTTTGTTTGCAGGAGCTGGTGGAATCGATATAGGTTTAGACTCTGCTGGTTTGCAATGTAAGTTTCAAGTAGAGTGGGATAGTAATTGTCAGGAAACTCTTAAGTATCACTGGCCAACTGCTCAGCTTTGGGGCGATATATCTAACGTAAATGGAAAAGACCTTGTACCTGTAGATCTAATTGCATTTGGATCCCCTTGTCAAGACTTGTCTAATGCCGGAAAAAAAGTTGGACTAAAAGGTAGTAGGTCTAATCTATTCTTCGAAGCAATTAGAGTCATTAAAGAAATGAAAGAGAGTACGGGTGGAGAATATCCAAAGATCGCAATTTGGGAAAACGTCACTGGAGCCATGTCCTCCAACGGTGGTGACGACTTTGAGACAGTCATCAAAGAAATGGCAGGCTTGGGGAGTTATCACTTGGAATGGTCAGTCCTTGATGCACAGTACTTCGGAGTGCCCCAAAAAAGAAGAAGAGTTTTTGTCATCGCTATCCTCGATCCTGCAATTGCCAGAAGAAGTCCACAGCAAATATTACCTGTCGAAAAAAGCAGCAAAGGGAATCCTAAGAAGGGTATCAAACAAGAAAACGAAGATACCAAAGAACTTGCAAGCTGCCTTAGAAGTGGCGGCGAAGGAGGAGTACCCTCAAGTAGAGGAGAAAACCTCGTAGTAGATAGCAAAGGTGTGCGTAGATTTACTCCAATAGAATGCGAAAGATTAATGGGCTGGCCCACAAATCACACACTATATAGAGCTGATGGCAAGACTAATAGCGATAATACTCGTTATAAAATGTGTGGAAATGGTGTAGCAAGTCCTGTGATAAAATGGGTAGTAGACCAAATAAAAAAAATATAGAAAGAGATTAAAATGTGGAGAAATAAAAAAATCTTCATAGCAGTTCCAGCTTTCAATGAATACTTTACTCATATTACAGTAGAAGACGCTTTTAAAAAAGCTGACAAACCTGAAAATATTTATTTTGGTATTTTTAATCAAAAAACAAATTCAAATAACTTTGAAGATTTTACACTTTACAAAAATGTAAGATGTATTAATGCAAATTATGAAAAACCACTTGGCGCAGCATTAGGTAGATTAATTGCTTCCACCCTTCATGATGATGAGAGATACTTTTTGCAAATTGACGCCCATACAATCTTTGCAAAAGGATGGGATTCAGTACTTATTAATGAGCTAGACATGCTATTAAAGCATGTTGAAAAACCTGTAATATCTCAAACCTGTGCTTGGCACCTAGTTTCAATTTATTCTGATCCGGAAAAAAAATATATTAATAATTTTATGGGAGAAAAATCATATCCATTTTTTCCACAAAAAGGAAAACCTATAACTTACGAAGATAAAACAAGAATAAATGAAGAAAAGTTTCTCGGAAAATTTTTAGAACACCATCTGTGCCTGGCAGGTAGTGGGATTTTTTCTTTGTCTGATTTTATTTATGAGATATCTTACAATCCTTTTATATCTTTTTCACCAGAACAAGAATTCACAGCGCTTAGATCGTGTACAAGAGGTTATAGATTTTTTAGTTCAGAAATAAGCATGATATCTACCTTAGCAAAAAATAAAATAGATGGATTTAATGAATTAGATTATCCAGATGATAGAAGATTTTTATCTTCAGAATTAGATATAGATAAAGTTTCAATGAATGAGTATATATATGGAAAAAAATTTGGCTTTTATGGAGCACCTGATCTTGAGTCGTACCAAGATTATTTATTAAGATCAAAAATAAATTTTAATACATCTAATGTTTATGGAATTAAATATTAATGTGGAAATAGCGTAGTAAGTCCTGTGATAAAATTGGTAATAGACCAAATAAAAGAATATAGAAAGAGACTACAATGAATAACGATAGTATAGACACTATTTTTGTAGCAATGCCTGCATTAAATGAATACTTTACCCAAGCAACTGTTCAAGACGCCTATGAAAAAGCTAAGTATCCATCTAAAGTTTTCTTTGGAATATTTAATCAAAAAACTAATGAATCTAAATTTGAAGACTTCTCTGAATATCCAAACGTTAGATGTGCTAATGTGTCATACGAAGAGCCATTGGGGTTAGGTTTTGCTAGATTAGCCTGTGCTACCTTGCATAATAATGAAGAATATTTTCTACAAATCGATGCACACACAATTTTTGTAAAAGATTGGGACTCTATTTTAGTTCAAAATATAAAAGAATTAAAGAAATATTGCGATAAACCATTGATCTCGCAATCTATATCATGGCATGGTGAAGAAGCATATTTTGATCCGGAGAAGAAGTATATTAATAATTTTATGGGAGAAAAAGCTTACCCTCTTTCTGTTAGAGAAGATGGTTTAAGTACTCACGTAGATGAATCTAGGGAACATGAAGAAAAAATATTAGGAAAGTATTTAGAGCACTACCTTTGTTATGGTGGCGGTGGACTTTTTGGAGATTCAAAATTTTTATATGAAATATCCTATAATCCATTTATCCCTTTTTGTCCAGAACAAGAAGTAATTGCATTAAGGGCTTCGACAAGGGGGTATAGATTTTTTAGTTCAGACAAAACTGTTATATCAACTTTGGGAAAACATCCAGGAAATGGTTTTACTAAAGAAAAATATCCAGATGATAGATTGTTTGCTTTTAATGGAGTTCTTGAAAGTAAAAAAAGATACGGAAATTTTGGCTATGATTATCTTTATGGTAAAAAATTTGGTTTTTGGGGAGCAGAAAATAAAGAAAAATATGATCAATATGTAAAAATATCAAATAATCATTTTGAAGAAAATGATAAAAAATATCAAAATTTAAAAAAGGAAAATTAAAATGACAGATAAATTCAATGTATACTTATATAACGCAGAAGTTAAAAAAATAGTTGATGGAGATACATTTGATATCCTTATTGACCTAGGATTTGATACTTTTAGAAAAGGTAGAGTAAGATTATATGGAATAAATACTCCAGAGAGTCGCACTTCAAATCTTGAAGAAAAGAAAATGGGACTGGCTGCTAAAGAGTTCACAGATCAGTGGATTACTGCTGCGGGTAGCAAAATTAAAATAGAAACAATTCTTGATAAAAATGAGAAGTACGGAAGAATACTTGCTAGAGTGTGGAACGAAGCAGGAGCTTGTCTGAACACAGATATAGTTGCTGCAGGGTTAGCCAGAGAATATTTTGGTGTAGGCGATAAGACATTCCAGGAATTCAAGAAAGAAAAGTAATGCAAACATTTTTACCATATCCTGATTTTATTAAGTCAGTTCAAGTATTAGACTATCGCCGGTTAGGAAAACAACGTGTTGAAACATATCAAGTTCTTAATGTTCTACTCGAAAGAACGCATACGAAAGGTTGGCGTAACCATCCAGTTACTCGTATGTGGGCTGGTTACGAAGAAGCACTAAAGGTTTATCAAAACCACACGATTGCTGAATGGATGAATCGTGGTTATAAAAACAATATGGTATTTGAAGAAGTAGATAGCAGTAATATAGTTCTGCCATCATGGTTTGGTAATGATCAATTTCATCGTTCACATAGATCAAATCTTCTTAGAAAAGATTATGAATATTATTCTCAGTATTTTGACGATCCGTCAGATTTAGAGTATCATTGGCCAGTATGAGTGTAACAATATTCTTATCAGGTGCAATGGATTATGTAGGCGAGTACGCAACAAGCTGGCGTAAGGAAGCTACATTTTTATTAGATCAACGTGGTTATTCTGTATTGGATCCAACATCTATACCAGAAGACTATTCAATGTCTCCGGAAGAAATTGCACAAAAAAATTTGTTTATGCAGAAGAAATCAGATCTTTTGCTGGTAGAATACATGTTAGAAGATAGAGCATACATAGGAACTGACTTTGAGTTGGCATGGGCAAAAATCCATGGCCAGCCCACAGTTGTTATGTGTGCTAATCAATATAAAGATCGCATATATATGAAATATATGGCAACCAAACTTGCAGACAATCTGCAAGATGCGATAGAATACATCGCAGTACATTATCCAACAAAATAGAAAAGGAAATAAAAATGTCAGATAACAAGTTCAAGTACTTTACTGTTACTACAACTACACTTGTCCGTGCCAACAACAAGAGCGATGCCCAGAAGCTTGCTGCTGGTCGACGCAGCGTAACTGGTGAAGTCATGTTCCATGACGTTGAAATTGAGCGCATCTCTGCAGTGGAAGCACGCCAGCAGATCGAAGCCTAATAATTTTATTAACTATAGGGGAGACTGCTTATGTGGTCTCCCCTATATTCATTTAAAGGAAAAATATGATATACGCTCAAATGGTAGGAAGAAACGAATCTTCTAGATTCTTAGAAGAAGTTTTACAAAGAATATCAAGTCAAGTAGATAAAATAATTTTTACTGATGACTGCTCAACCGACGATACTCCAAATATAGCTGCAAAGTACGCAGAGGTATTCTCTACTCCAGAGCCTCTTTTTGCAACTCATGAGGGTAGATTAAGAGCAAATGCCTGGGGCAACTTAGAGAAGTTTGCTTCTCCTGGAGACTGGGTAATTGCAATTGATTGTGACGAAATGCTTTTTGACATAAACAATATTAATTCTATAGATATAAAAAGTGTTTTATCTAGGTCAGAATTTGATGTTGTAAATGTTAGATTTTATCATATGTGGAGTGAGACTCATTACAGAGTCGACAAGTTGTGGGCTCCTAATAATTCATCTAGAATTTTTAGATTTCAAGAAAATGCAGGCTTTCTCAACAAGGCCTTAGCATGTGGGTCCGAGCCAACTTATGTTTCTCAATGGATGGGAAACAGAAACTATTGGCTTCACTCTGGTCTAATCATGAAGCACTTAGGTTATACTTATGATGAAGACAAAAAAAGCAAGTATGAAAGATACTCAAATTTAGATGGCGGAAAATTCCATCAAATTGACCATATCAATTCTATAGTAGATCCTAATCCAGTATTAATCCAGTGGGAAAATTTCGGTATATAAAATGGAAGACGTCAATAAAATTTTAGATCCAGTAAAGTCAATCATTGCTCTTACTGAAAAAATTGAAAGAAAGAATAAGTTTGCCTATGTAAACATATCAAGATCTGCAATTGGTGCAGCTCTAAATACTTCGGAGAAAAAACCTCCTAGATATTTTATAAAGTCACTTTCCAAATGTATGTCGATTGAAGATGAAAACTTCTTGAAAGCATTGCCTCTTGAATTCTCTAACGAGATAGAGTCTGGAAAACTTAATAGCATAGGCTTAAGTAGTAACTCTACATACTATGATGCTGGTATGTTTGAGCACTTTTTTTCTAATAAAAAAGAAGTAATTGACATATTTATCAATCACTATATTAGGGATTCTAAGAATGTTATTTTAACATTCCATGATAAAAAAACTGTTGAAAAGATTTTTGGACAAAACCAATACGTAATCACAGTGCCTTACAATAATTACTATGATAAGCTTGACTCTATTGTTGCTCAGATAAGTGAATTTGAAAATGGCGTAGATGCGGTCATACTTGATTGCCCACTGTTGGCAACTGCTATTGCACCCAAGATATGGGAAACTATGAATGTGTCAATAATTGACTTTGGCAAGTTTATCAGTTCGGCAAAGTTCCATCTAAATATGGATAGACCAAGATTTACAAAAGATGAAGGTAATAAATACCCTAATAAAAGATATGACAAGAAGTAACTGGGAAGAAGAACAAGACGATACTGAGCTAATTGTAGATTTACTCTTTGAAAGTAGTCTTAGTATATCTGACATAGCAAAAGAAGTAGGTTGGACTGTTAATAAAGTAAACCAAAAGATTAACCAACTTGGTCTGTCTTGGTTGAAAAACTCTAGAAAAAAAATGTCTAGAGGTCAGTCCTCCCTTACTTTCATGATGCAAAAACTCCTTCCGGGAGAAAAAATAATAAATGAATTTTATTTAGAAGATAAATTAAGACTTGATATCTACTGTCCCACCTATAAGTTAGCAGCCGAATATCATGGTAGACAGCACTTTTATTACACGGCTAGATTCTATGAATCAAAATATGATTTTTACGAAGCTCAAAAAAGAGATACAAAAAAAGCCGAAATGTGTAAACAACAAGGCATTGCATTAGTTGTTTTTAGGTATAATGATCAGCTTACAGAACAGTCTGTATTTGATAGAATGCTGCAGGCGATAAAAGATTCACCTTTTATCAAAGAGCAGAAGGTAAAAAATAATACATATGAATCAGACTTTTATAAATCTATGAAAAAGAAAAAGTCCGAAGAACGTAAGAAAATCTACAGAGCAATTAAGGATGAAAAAAAGAATGGTAACAGAAGTTCTTGAAGAAAATTCTGACATACCTATTGAGTATCAGATATTTGCACTCTCTTTAAGAGAAGATGGTGCTATATCTGCATTCGCAAACGAGCTTGCTCCAGATATAGTTGGGATTAATCATGGTCAAAAAGGTGTTCATGAATTTTACCTAGCACTTCTTGCATACCATTCTGTAACTCAGCTATCTATGGTAAATCCTGTAGGTTTTAAAAATTGGCTTGAATCAGAAACAGACATAAGAGAAGGTCTTGGCGGAAACGCTGGCGTTTCAATTATGATGGACTTACTTTTATCCATTGAGCTTTCAACTGTTGAGTCAGTTATTCAGATAGTAAAGTACAAAGCTAACAAAAAAAAGCAGCTTGACTACCTGCAAGAACTTCAGCATATACTGTCTCAAAAGGGAGTTAAATCTGAAAAAGATACAGCAAGAATCAATTTACTTACATCAGAAATAAAAGAATTAGAAAATAGCGTTAACTATGATCCCTTGGAAAAACTTACAACAGCAAACGACATCTCTAATAGGGCTGAAGATCTATTAAATATTCCCAGCTTTCTGCCAACGCAGTTTAAAGCTCTTAATAGAGCAATGGGGTACACAGATGACGGTGGGTTCTATAAGGGCGCTGTACACGCAATCATAGCTGCCTCAGGCAAAGGTAAGAGCACGTTCGCTAAGTGCCTAGTGAATAACTGGGTAGAGTGTGGATATACGGCTTTGTATGTAAACTTTGAAGAGGCTGTTGGTCACTGGGAGAGAATCTTAATGACTCAGATTATTGGCAAAAATGTCTATGCGGAGTCAGAGAATTGGTCTGAGGATCAGAAGACTTATTACCTTGGTAAGTTTAAAGATAAATTAAGCCAATGGGGAAATAGGTTACTTGTTAGACATGACCCTGAGACTCCATACTTTGAGGACCTTGAAAAGTGGTTGAGAGATATCATTGACTATGCCAAGACTCCTGACGTTGTAGTTATAGACACGATACAGTCTATGTTTACAAAGGGTGGCAAAGGTAAGCCTAGGTGGGGCGAGTTTGAAGAGATGATGGTTAAGCTAGAAAAGCTAGCTAGAGATATGAATTGTGTTGTTATTATTACAGCTCAAGAAAACTCAAATAGAATGAAAGAAAAAAGAGAAGTTGTACAACAATCTGACACTGGTGGCTCTTTAGCTATACAACAAAAGTGTGCTGTAACAATATTTATCACACAAAAAAAATTAATTAGTGGTGACGACTCTGAAGATGATAATATAATGCAGCTGCAAATTCCAAAGAATAGAATAACCGGATCAAGCTTTCTTTATAATCCTCCCTTGGTTAGATATGTGGATTCAAGAAAAGTATATGAAGAGTATGAACCAGTTACAGAAAATGATTACGACACAAGTTCTCTTTTAGATGAACTATTAGACGATAGCGATTTTGACATATGAAAGAATTAACAATAGAAGCAATTAAGGATTATCAAACTTGCGCTTTACTTTACAGTTATAGGCACGATCAAAAACTTCCTGAGACAATTATGAGCAGAGATTTAATCACTGCAAGATTTGAGAATACACTTAAAAGTGTTATCAACTACTTCTTCTATAAAAAACAAGGGGGAATAGTTCCTTCTTATGCATCCCTTTTAAATAGGTGGGAGAAGTTGTGGTTCAGTAAAGATGCAACAGCTTATGACATAATACATGAGCAGCATGAAAGTTTCTACGGAAACACAGCCAGCTTTACATCTAGAGCTTCTGCATCACTGCTTGACTTTTACAATAAACATTCGGAATCAAATGCTATACCAATAGCTATTGACCAACAATTCTATCTACCATTAGATAAGTCTATAAAAATTAATAGTAAATTTGATTTAATAACGTTTGAAAACAATGAGTACTTTGTTTACAAGTGGGTTTTTAACTTTAGGAATTCACATACATCTCTTTATCAAATGGACTTCTCTATACTTTATGAAGCTTTTAAACATAAGTTTCCAACTAAAATAAGTAAAACAAGATTCGGTCACTACGACTTACTTTCTTCTTCTCAGAAATTTTCTGAATACGAGTTAAATGAAGATGATACTAAAGCTTTGAAGTATTGGTGTAGCGTCGTACAAGAGGATGACAAGTATGTGCCAAGAAGAGGTCTAACCTCGTATTGCAAAAAGTGTCCTTTTGATAAACCTTGTTCTAACTGGAAAGATTGGGAAGTTTAAAGTTGGCTAAAGATTCAATATTAGATGAAATTTTAAATAAAGAATCAGATTCAATTTCTCTTGAAGAGGAATCAAAAATACTTGAACCTTTATTTCATGAAATAGAAATGATATCAGATAGCAATATTAAGAGTTTTGTTAAATCAATCTTGCTAAGAGCAGATGGCTTTTGGACTATACCATCAAGCTTCTCTGGAAAGTATCATCCTAGTGATGAACATAATTCTGGGGGAAATGTTCTTCATACAAAAAGAGTTGTTAGAACAGCTAAAATAATTTCAGATTCTTATTCTCTATCTTCAGAAGAAAGAGATCTTGTTTATGCTGCGTGCTTACTGCATGACATAACTAAGGGTACTTTAGATAATGATAAAAAGCATTTTTTTTATGACCCAATGCATCCCTATACTGTTGGAAAATTCGTTCAACAGTGTCAAGAGTATGATAAAAAATATGCAGGAGAAGCACAATCTTCTACCCTATTTGTCCCAGAGGAAACTGTTCAATCGATTCTTAGATTAGTTAGATGCCATCTAGGGCCGTGGTCTCCCGTTCCAGAGACCGTGCCAATTACGTATTTAGATATAATTGTTCACTTATCTGATAATGTTGCATCAAAAGTTCACTATATTGTTGATGGTGAAGATATAATAGAAGAACGATGGAAGATATAATTAAAGATAGAGTATTAATTAGAAGTTTTGTACTCGACAGCCTAGACTACCTAATAGAAGAGTCAGTTTACTATAGGTCTTTTTCAGATCAGATAAAGAATAGTCAGAGATATGTTTTATTTACTTCAGGAAATGAAGAAGGTAGTTGTAAATTGCCATGAAAATATCAAGTGATCCATCTAAGTACACATATAAGTGGAGATATTTAGAAATAGCTAGATACATTCCACAACTAAAAAGAGTCATTAGAGAAAAGAAAAATGACTTTCCAATTCTTCTTGATGTAGATGTAATTAAAAAGTATTCTGACAAGTATGACAATACCGGAATATACAGTTCTATCTGGCATTTTGATGATCAAGATCTTTCCAAGGCTACTAGGTTGGGTTCTTTATATTTTGATATAGACAATAGCGACATAAGTATTTCTTGGCAAGAAGCTAAAACTTTGTATCTTCATTTGTTAAATTTTATACCAGAAGAATCAATAATAGTTTATTACACAGGTAAAAAAGGTTTCCATATTGAATGTGAAGCTTTAGCTTTGGGCATAAATCCATCAAATAGACTTCCAACCTTATATAGATATATAGCAAAAGACTTATCAGTAAGTCTGAACTTAAATTCTTTAGACTTTTCTGTATACGATGCCAGAAGAATGTGGAGATTACCTGGAACTAAACACCAAGATACTGGTCTTTTTAAAACTAAATTAAGTAAACAAATTTTATTCAGCGACATAGAATCGATAACGGAATACTCTTCTGTGTTACAGGACAATTCTATTCCTGAACAACAGTTTAACTTTACTGCTAACGAATGGTTTAGGCAGTACTCTTATCAAATGGAAGAAGAAAAGAATAAGCCAAAGGATGTATTAGCTTATTTTAATGAGTTTGGTTCAAATGGTAGGGTTAATTTTGATGATCGAAATAAAGTCTTTGATAAAAAAAACTTATTAAACAGCTGCTCAGCATTTTCTAGAATAGAAAAAGAAGCGACTGAAAACCATCATATCGATCATGAGTCTAGACTATTTCTTTGCTCTATATTAACTTACACTGATGAATCGGTACAATATCTACATGAAGTATTATCAAAGTGTGACGATTATAATCCCAAGAAGTCTTCTGCTCACATAGAAGACTGGATAAAAAGAAGAGAAATAGGGATAGGAGGAAGACCCTATACCTGCGCTAGAGCTAACTCAGCCGGCGTTGGTTGTGGAGACTGCTCATTGGAATATAAGAAAAAGTGGGTAAAGATAGGCGATAAGTTTGTTGAGACAAATGACAAGAATGAACCATCGCCAATTAGATTCGCATATAAAATAGTTAAGAAAGGAGAAAAAAATGATTGAAAATGATGAAGATGTTATTGGAACTTGTAGTGAGTGCCATTCAGACCAGCCAGAACAGTACATGTACAGGAGCCCTTTTGCACAAGAAGGAAAGAATGTACCGTGTAAATTTTGTGGTGGAGTTGTAATAATAACCTATAGGGAAACAAGAAATCAAGCCTTAGGACAAAGTGATAATAGTAGAGGAATAAGTTGAAGAATTGGACTAACCTACATAACCACACTGTTTACTCTACACTAGATGGACATGGTGGCGTAGAGCAATACCTTAATAGAGCTAAGGATCTTGGCATGGTCGGGTTAGCTACGACCGACCATGGCAATATCCACTCATGGCTAGATTTCTATGATGCCGGAATGAGCTGTGGAGTTAAGCCAATATTAGGTTCTGAATTCTATCAAGCAAGAAAAACTCGTTTAGATAGAGACGAAGAAGAAAGAGCTGGCAAGTCAAAGAATGAATGGGAACAAAGAGGTCCATATCATATAACTATCCTTGCAAAGAATAATACTGGGTATCACAATATAATTAAAATGTCCTCTAGAGCTTTTACTGAGGGGTTCTATGTTAAGCCTAGAGTAGACCATGAATTAATTTCTCAACATTCTGATGGAATAATTGTATTATCAGGCTGTCTGAATGGAGAGGTTTCTCAAGCACTCCTGAGAAAAGACTATAATACTGCGCTTATGCATGCAAGTTCTATGCAAGATATTGTAGGTAAAGAAAACTATTTCATAGAAATTCAAAACCATGGAATAGAAGAGCAGCTACGAATCATACCAGATCTAATAAAGATAGCTAATTCAATAGGTGCTAAAGTTGTTCCTTCCGGAGACTGTCATTACGTACATCAAGACGACGCACATGCTCATGACATAATGCTATGCGTAGCAACTAACTCCAACATAAATACACCAAATAGATTTTCTTTTTCTGGTGATCAATTTTACCTACAGTCTTACGACGAAATGGCTAAAGTTTTTACAGAAGAGTATCTTAAAAATACCATGCATGTAAACGACATGGTAGATGTTAATCTTAAATTTGGAGAAATACATTTCCCTAACTTTCCTATACCAACAAATGAGTCTTCAACTGAATACTTTGAAAGACTGGCATGGAATGGATTAAAAAAAAGATATGGTGAAGATCTGTCGCAAGAAGTTTTAGACAGAGCTAACTATGAGCTTAGAGTTGTCAAGGAAATGGGTTTCCCAGAATACTTTTTAGTTGTATCTGATTTAGTTCAATGGGCTAAAGAAAATGATATTAGAGTTGGATGGGGAAGAGGATCTGCTGCTGGCAGTGTATTGTCCTATGCTTTTGGCATAACAAATCTAGATCCAATTAAGTTTGGTCTTATGTTTGAAAGATTTCTTGTCGAGGGCCGAAAGTCAATGCCAGACATCGACCTAGACTTTGACGATAGGCATAGAGATAGAGTTATAGAGTATGCCCGTCAAAAATATGGAACAGATCACGTAGCCCACATATGTACATTCAATAGGACTGGAGCAAGACAGTCTATTAGGGATGCCGCAAGAGCCTTAGGATATGATTTTTCCGGGGGAGATAGAGTATCTAAACTTGTTCCACCACCAGTCTTAGGTGTATCAAAAAGTCTTACAGAGTGCATGGAAGTAGCAGAGTTTAGTTCTGAATATAATTCCAATGAAGATAGTAAAAAAATAATAGATACAGCTTTTGGTCTTGAAGGTTTAGTCAGACAAACTGGAGTCCATGCAGCTGGAGTGGTTATATCTAGAGACGCACTAACCGACTATCTTCCCATAATGCAAAAGGGTGTAGACTCACCCATGGTTACTCAATGGGACATGGGCAGAGTAGAACAATGTGGACTTCTTAAAATTGACTTCTTAGGTTTAAGAAACCTAGGCGTTATAGATGAATGTATTCAGCTTGTAAAGAGAACAAAGTCAATTGACATTGACCTAGAAAAAATACCTCTCGATGACAAAAGAACTTTTGAGGAGCTATGTAAAGGTAATGCTATAGGAGTATTCCAACTTGAGTCTTCTGGCATGAGACAGCTTATGGTCCAGCTTCAGCCGCAAGATATCAAGGATATCATGGCTCTTATATCCTTGTATAGACCAGGTCCAATGGGCTCTGGAATGGATAAGCTTTACATAAATAGAAAGCATGGTAGGTCTGAAATTAATTATGACCATCCTTCTATGAAAATAGCTCTTGAAGACTCTCTTGGGATCATGTTATATCAAGAAGACGTCCTAGCTGTTGCTAGAGCATTAGCTGGCTTTACTGTTTCCGAAGCTGATGACCTAAGAAAAGTAATTGGCAAAAAACAGATGGACAAAATTGCAAAGATAAGAAGAAAATTTGTTGAGGGATGCATCTCAAACTCAGATATATCTGAAGAAAAAGCCAACAAGATATTTTCTGATATCGAATATTTCGGTGGATACGGATTCAACAGAGCTCACGCAGCAAGCTATGCAATGGTTTCCTATGTTACAGCATACCTAAAGACTCACTACGTAGCAGAATACATGGCAGCTCTTTTAACTTCTGTTGCGGGAAATAAAGATAAGTCATCCGTATATCTTTCTGACTGTAGAAAAACAAATATAAAAGTTCAACCTCCATCAATCAATAGATCACTTCATGACTTTGACGTAGTGTCTGACTCTGAGATTCTCTTTGGTCTATCAGCTATAAATGGAATAGGACCTTCAATTGCTGATGCAATAATATCCTGTAGAGACTTAGACAATCCTTATACATCTATGCATGACTTCTTTAGAAGATCTGATACATCTGTTCTTAAAAAATCTACATTAGAACACCTTGGTGCAGCAGGTGCATTCGATGAACTGTTTCAGATTAATGAAGAAATAGAAATTAGTAGAAGAAAAGAATTAGAAATTCTTGAAAGAGAAAAAAATGAACTAGGAATATATGTATCTAGGCATCCTATCGAAGGAATTTGGGATTCCATAAGACCAAAAATAGATTCCGAAATATTTGAACTATCAGATCTTTATGCTGGTTCTAAAACAAAAATTGGTGGGATCATTACTTCAGTTAAAAAAATGATAACCAAAAAAGGCATGAAGATGTTCAAGCTGAATATAGATGATGTTACTTCAGGAATAGAAGTTATTGTATTTCCAAAAGAAGCAAAAAATATTCCAGATGACTTCTTCTCTGAGGGGGACATAATCATTGTGTCTGGCTCAATTGCAAAAGAAGGAGATGAAGAAAATTCTGCCGTAAAAGTTATATACTCTTCATCAGAAAAAGTTGATCATTCTATTTTAAGTGGTGGTAAGTCTATCTTTTTAAGATCTAATACACTGTTAAGTAATGAAATCATACAGTCGCTTTATGATATAATTAATAATGCAAATGGTTCATCAATAGTATTTCTTGAAATGCTAGATGAGAATAAAAAATATACATTTAAATTCAATAAAACTACTTCTACAAAAGTAGAAAAAACTTTAAGATCAATAGTTGGACTAGGATAGGATATGATAAGTCAAGTAGTAATTAACCCCTCAAATAGATCTTGTTGGACATTTTGCTCATGCTGCAATAGATGTCAAGATAAAGGTCGTTATTCAAAATGCTCAGACTGCAGTGGAAGATATGATCCAAAGCTTAAGGTTCTTCCAGACCCAGATGATTTTTGCGATTGTAAAAACGGAGTTCTTAGATGGAGAACAAAAGAAGGTCGCTTGATATTAACTAAATTTAAGAGTAATCCTTTTAAGGCTGAAGTTAAATATGTAAAAAAGACTGAAGATGAAAGAGACTGGGACTCTTACGTTGGAGACATGAGAGAGAAGTTAGATGACCCAACATGGAACCCTATAGCAATAGTAGATGAGGATTAATGAAATCTGAAAACGGAAGAGTTATAAAAGGTAATGTTAAGCTAATAGAGTATGGTGACGGCTCTTCACAAGTAGATAATTATTTTCTACAAATCGGAGTCGCTGGATTGTATTGCTCTAAAAAAGAATTAAATGATCTATATATGGCATTAAATTACTATATCAATATAGATGAGATTATCGAATGCCAATTAGATTTTAAATAGGAGACGATTATGAGCTGGCCATATAATGAATATGATCAAATGGAAATAGGAAAAACAGGCTGGATTCCAGTTGGTGAAGGTTCTTTTAAAAACAAATACAATAATCATACCATTGATGAATCTGGTTGCGAATACGATGAAAATGGAAATATGATATATAGCCCGAATGGAAAAGATGAACAAAATTAAAGTAAGGACCATCAAAGAGTTGGATCCTCTCCAGGTATTATCATTAACTGATTTTAGCTACTCAAGAATAGATACATATAAGATGTGTCCCTCAAAGTACTTCTACTCTTATGTACAAAAAGAGCCGAGAACCTTTAACGATGCTGCTGTACTTGGTAACATTGTACACTCTGTCCTAGAAGAATGCCTAGACAACGATAAGCAGATGGATGTAAACGAGCTTCAGGGTGAATACGTCAAGCAAATTTCTTCATATGATCCGACCGGAATCATACCAGATAACTTAATCCAAGTTGGTTCAGAAATACTTGATGAATTTTATGATAAACATTCTGGTGATACTTTTAATATTTATGATAAAGAATTTGGTTTTAGTTTTGTATTAGGAAACTATCTCATCAATGGATATATAGATAGAATAGATTTTTATGATGAAGATACTATAAATATAATAGACTACAAGACCCGGAAAATGGGAAGTTACTCAAAAGGATCTTCCAAACAATCTTCAGCTTGGCATATACGCCTTAGCAGTATCAACAGCTTTTCCGGATAAAACAATTAGGGCAGAGCTTTACTACTTAAGATCTGGTAAAAGAAAATCACACACATTTTCACCAGAAGATATAGAGCAAGTAAAGGTAAATCTACTTAGTAATATTAATAAAATTGTAGAGGATAATTCGTTTAACCCCACTTCAAATGAAAGAAATTGCACCTTCTGTGACTATGGTAAATCAGGAGTATGTGCTACTGGGCTGAGCAGACTAAAAAGAATGGGTAAAGCATAAAGGCCAGGGGATGAACCCCTGGCCAGTAAGCTTAGTTTAAGTTAGGATCAGAATGCTTCAACTGGGTTAGACAAGCTGTCTTCTACAAGTGAGAAGTTATTCTCGACAACAATCTTTGTTGCCTCCTTGTGGCTGAAGCCCACCTTGCTGAGTTCGTCAATGACGTTCTCGTTGATGTTCTGATTGATGCTATTGATGATAGTGTTTAGTGTGTTCATGAGTGATACTATATCTCCTATTTTGTGGTTTGTCAACCTGTTGATAATTTTTTTTGTATTTTTATTTCCTGTAAAGTATAATATTATTATGACTTAAGGACATAGAGGTTATCATGAAGCAGCCAGAAATAACAACTCCACAAGAGTTTTTTTTGGATAGATCTAAATTAAAAAAACACCCTAACTTTTCTAAAATTAAAAATGATTACATTGATAAAGAAATATTAGAAAATGAATCCGCTAAAAAAATTAGTGGTAAAGGGAATGCGTATAAAAATACTAAATCGGGCTATAGACCTGACTTAGGTGGCAGTTTTAGATCTAACTGGGAAGCAAACTTCGCCAGGATTCTGCAGATATATAATATTAAATATGATTTTGAGCCGGTTGTTTTTCCTTTTCCAATTAAAAGAGGAACAAAAGCCTATACTCCAGATTTTTACGTAAACAAAACTACTGAATGGGTGGAGTTAAAAGGCTACTTAGATGAAAAAAGCAAGATAAAACTTAAAAGATTTAAAAGATATTATGAAGAGGAATTCAGTAAGCTTACTTTTATTATTAGTAAATATTCAACTGATGGAAAAAAATTTGCTGCAGAGATTGAAATACCAAAGGTTATCTTTTATGAAGACATTAGATTTTTTTATGCTGATAAGATACCCAATTGGGAAGGAAAGTAAATGGCCTCTTATAAGGAACAATATTATACGTTAAGTGAAGACGAGATGCAAGATTTAATCGCTAAAGCAAAGGGTGGAAGTTCAAGCGCTCAATATGAATTACTTAAAGTGTTTAATAACTTTTTAACAAAATATGTAACACTTTTATACTATGGAAAATATAACCTATCTGACTATGATATTAGGAGATTCACATCGCTCTTTGTTAAAGATAGTTTTGTTAGATTTAATCTAATGAAAAATCAATTAAATCAAGCTGGATACAAACACATAAACGAATGTCTACGACGGTATTACTTATATGGCAAAAAGATATGGTGACGAAGAAGATGTAAGACAGACAGTTAATACTACATTCTTCCAATGTATTACTAGATACCAAAGAAGGGATTCTGAAAAAGGACCTATTCCGTTTAGTGGTTTTTTGTATAGTTATTTTTTTTATCTATTAAAGAAAAATGTTGACACATTTCTTATTGATCAACTTGGCAGAAAGTCCTTCCCACTTTTATCTGATGAGGACAATTCATCAGATGATGATAGTGATGCTAAGCCAGGGTTTAAAGCTCCTCCAGTTGAGTACTCCATAGACGACATGCTGGGCACTCAGGAGGTCAATGAGATGTGGGTCATGGGAGAAGATTGCCATGCCCCATACAATAGGCTTACTGTTCAAGAAAGACAATTAATAAAATGGAAATTTGTTGATGGAAAAAAATCCTCAGAGATAGCTCAGATTATAACCGAACATCCCAATACTGTAAGAGAACACATCTCAAAGGTGAAAATCAAAATACGTGATGCTATAATAGAGAACAATATGGAAGACCTTATTAAGATGTTTAAGCTAGGTAAAAATGAACATTCAATCGATTGAAAAATTAAATCAGTTACTGTCAGACTTCTTAAGTCCACAGATAACAGAAATCATTAGCGCATATGGAACTGGTGATTTAGCCGACCAATATTTCGTTAGCATTCCAGAGATAGATATTGTCGATATGACAATGGCTGATCTAGCCTCACTTGTAGCTAGAACCTCAAACGTGTATGGTAGAGTTACTAGATTTGCAGGCATGGCTAGAGCGCATCATAAACTTTGCGAAGGTAGATATAAGAAGATTTATAAATCAAATAGAACTGGGAAGAATGAAGCTGAGAGAGAAGCTAATGCGCTTGAAGCTGCAGAAGAACAGTATACTGAAATGGTTACGGCAGAATCAATTGTTCAGTTAGCTGAATCAATGGAAGGTGCAGCAAGAATAGCCTCAGAGTCAGCTAGAAAGCTCATAGACAAGATGCAGTCTATGCAAATAGCTTATTCTAGAGAAGAAAAAGGATCATACCTAGAAAGTGACTTTAGTACATACTGATGAAAAATATGTTTATTGGACAATATAAGTCCGTCAATTCCCCTGATGAATTATTCTCCTTAAAAAGAGATTCATTAGATTTCCCAACTCAAATAGAATACAACGGTCAAAGATACTTATTGACTACAACTCACTTTGCTGATTCTCCATCAAGAGAAAAAAGACTCAAAGAGTATGCTAAAAAAAATAACATTATTTTTGATATAAGCATATGAACATTGAAGTCTTTTGTGATGGAGCATCAAGAGGGCAGGGTCAAAAGAAAATTGGAGAAGCAGCTTGTGCTGTAGTTGTATATAAAAATAGAAAAAAAGTAGCACAGTTTGCTAGAGGGTTAGGCCCTAGAAGTAATAACGAAGCAGAGTATGAGGCTATAATAGCAGCCTTACTAATATGTTCTATGTCAGATTTTTTAGATCCAATACTATACACAGACTCTGCTGTTGTTGCTAATCACATAAATGGCAAATGGAAATGTAAAAACGAAGCGTTGATGCCTTTACTTATGACTATTCAAGATATAAGAGAAGAATATAATTTTAGAATTGTGCAAGTTCCCAGAAAATTTGTATGGGAACCTGATGCTTTGGCAAAACAATTTCTTGATCAATTGGAGTTAAAGAAAAAAGAAAACAATAAGGTGCTATAATAGAAACATGTCAAACATTTACAATCCAAATTATCCAATAGTAGTTGGGCTAGCAGGCATGGCAGCGACAGGCAAGACCTCAGCAGCTGAGACTATCGTTCCAAAAGCATCCTTTGCCTCTTCTAAAGGCGGAGTAGTGTGGGAGCATATCTTTTTTGCGATGCCAATTTATGAGTTTTTTTCTATTAGAACTAAAATAGAAGGAACTAATTCTGAATCAAGAAAGTTATTCAACATTCATGAAACTCTGTATGACCTTTATGGAAGTTCTCCGCTTGGCAATATTCCAGACTACGAATCATTTGTAGCCCTAACAAAAGCTATTGCTAATAAACCATTATCATTTGCCGGGTCAAAACCTAGATCTTTTCTTCAGGAAGTTGGAGATCTATGCAGAGAATCTGATCCTGCATGCTTTGCTAAATGGGGAGTTAGAAAGTCTTATCAACTCTTTAGGGAGTATACTAAAAGTATCTCTGATGAAGAAGAAGAAAAACCATACTGTATACTAATATCAGATGTTCGATTTCAAAATGAGGCAGAAGCAATCTTGAAACTGCCAAACAGCATGCTCATTGTTTACGATGCTTCTCCCGAAGTTAGAAGAGATAGAATATTTAATAGAGATGGCGTATACATGACCGATGAGCAGATGTCTCATAAGTCGGAAAAAGAGATTGAAATATTTGCAAGCTCGGCATCAGCTGTAATAGACTCATCTTCAATGAGTGTTGAACAACAGGCTCAAGCAACAATTGATATAATAAAAGAAAGATTTGGATTAGCAGCTTATGCCCAAAATTAATCAAAGTGCACAAGAACATAGTATAGGTTCCCCAATAGAACAGGCGGTAAATTTAGTGTCAGGCGAAATATCAGTATCATCAACTCCGGTATTAATATGTGGAGTAAATAGAAAAATAAACATAGGTAATTTTGAAAATATAGATATTTATGCTGGGATCACGATCCCCCTTAATGGCTTAGATGCTTCAGACAAAGAAGCATTTTCAGAAGCTGTTAAAGAAGCAGCTGCCTATGGCTTTGGTTTAGTTTCAAAGGAAACTGGAGAAAGATACATGCTAATTAAAGAAGGTCAGCAGGGAAAATAATAATTTAACACTTACTATTATCCTTGGATCTATCTGAGGTGACCAATGGATAATAACTATAGTGTAATTATTGCTGTCATAGCATCCCTCTCTTCTGTACTTACATACCTTTTAACTTCTTTACACCAGAAAAGAACTATCTCTAAAGAAAAAGAGATAGAATTTTATAAAATTAAAATAGAGCATTTAAATGCTGAAAGAGAAATTTTAACTGGTGAAGAAAAAAATTTAAGAGAAATGTTGCGTGAGCAGCTTGAAACGTGTAGAATAGAGAATGAAAGAGTTGACAAAGAAATGGAAAACCTTAAGAGAAGATTGTTAACCGTAGAGCAAGAGCTAAAAGCTTGGGAGCTAGGGTTAAAAGTTCCTAAAGGTTTCGAATTAATACAGTTAAATTTAAATGAGATAGAGGTAAATTAAATGTTTAAACAATTAGTAGCAAAATTAAAAACTTCTTTAGCCCCAGCTAAAAAAGAACTTAATAAAAAAATTGATGAAGCTATTAGCGAGGCAGAAAAACTTGCTGTAAAAGCTGATCAAAAAGTAGATGAGCTTAAAGAAGAAGTAATCCAGGAAGTGCAGAAGGCAGTAGCTGATTCTGTATCTGAAGTGGTGAAAAAGAAGCCTGCGGGAAGACCTAAGGCTACTGCTAAAGATAAGCCAGTAGCTAAAAAGGCTGAGCCAAAGAAGAAGTAAACCTCTCATTTAAAGCAAAAGTCCTTATATCCCCCTATATGGGGGCTTTTGTTTTTCATTTATAGAATTACTATATATGTATGGCATTAGCAAAATATCGCAAGATCACCAAGGGTGGGGTAAGTGTTAAAAAGAACTCGACCCCTGTCACCTACAAGGAAAAAAAGAAGTAATGGTTATTAAAAAAAGTATCTATGTTAGTGGTCCTAGAATGGGTCAAAACAATTCTATGTTTGGCATTGAGATCAAGGACATAACTAATAAATCTTCTAAAAAAAATAAAGGTAAAAAAAATGGCAGCAAAAAAAGATCCTAGACTAGCCAAGGCACGGAGTTAGTGGTTTTAATAAACCAAAACGTACTCCAAGTCATCCTAAAAAATCTCATGTTGTTGTTGCTAAATCAGGAAGTCAGGTTAAGACAATACGATTTGGTCAACAAGGAGTAAGCGGTTCTCCTCAAAAACAAGGAGAATCAACTTCAAATAGAAAGCGCAGAGAGTCTTTCAAGGCTCGTCACGCAAGCAATATTGCTAAGGGCAAAATGTCCGCAGCCTACTGGGCTAATAAAGTAAAATGGTAAAGGAAAAATTATGACAATGTATGGCGATGGTATGAAAAAAGGTAGCATGAAGAAAGCTGCTCCTAAAAAAATGGCTAAGAAAAAAATGGGTGGCATGAAAAAAGGCTCTAGCAAAAAAGGAATGTACTGATATGGCAATGAATGGTGATGGCATGAAAAAAGGTGCTGCTAAGAAGCCTGCAATGAAAAAGGGTGCAGCAAAAAAAGCAAACGGATTAACTGCTGCTCAAAAGAAACTTCCTCCTTTTATCCAAAAGGCCATCATGGGGAAAAAGAAGAGCAAGTAATAATGGTAGAAAAAAAAGATAATAAATGGATTCAGGGAGCTATTAAAAGACCCGGAGCATTTACTGCTAAGGCTAAGAAAGCTGGCAAATCAGTTGCCGGCATGGCAGCTGCGGTTACCAAAAATCCTAGCAAGTACAGTGCAAGAACTGTTCGTCAAGCTAATTTGGCTAAGACTCTTAGAAAAATTTCTGCTAAAAGAAAGAATAAATAACAATGGCATATTCAAAAAATAGCAAAAAGGATAACAATAATTACCTTAAGGATATTAAGGGTGCAATGAATGTAGTTTTTGATGGAAAAAAAACCCCTCCAAAAAAGAAGAAGAAGTAATGGCTAAGGTAAATAAACCGACTAAGCCAGAATTGTGGTCTGCCGCAAAGTCTCAGGCTAAAGCAAAGTTTGACGTATACCCCTCAGCTTATGCTAACGCATGGGCTGCAAAGAAGTATAAGGCAGCTGGTGGAACATGGAAAACTGTTTCTACCAAGAAGGCTACAAAGAAAAAGTAGTATGTCTGCGCAAAAGAAATCTTCTGAAAGAAAAAAAGAAATAGAAAAAGATTTAAAAAATAAAGGTTCTTTCTATAAAAAAGATTATGAAAAAAATTTAAGAAAGAAAAAATAATGGCGTGTTGGAAAGGCTATTCTGCTAAAGGCATGAAGGTAAAGGGCGGAAAGCTAGTTCCTAACTGCACACCAACTAAAAAATCTAAGCAATCGAGAAGTGGAAAAAAATAATGCCAGGTCCTAAGGGTGTTGGATTAACTAAATGGTTTGATCAAAAATGGGTCAACATTGGTGCTCCCAAAAAAAAAGGTAAGTATCAACCATGTGGAACTTCTGGCGCAGGTGGATCTGGGTATGCAAAGTGTGTACCAGTTGCAAAGGCTAGAGCAATGACTCCGGCACAAAAGAAAAGCGCAGTACAAAGAAAAAGGTCCTCTGGAACTCCACAACAAGGAGTTAAGGGACAGGCCCCAAAGAATGTTTCAACCTTTACTAAAAAGAAGAAATAGTGTTCGATCAAACAGAAGAATCTTTTAGCGGATTTATGCCAATGATTGATCAGATAAATGTAAGCAAAGAAATTACGATGATCAATACAGAGGGCGAACTTATATCTGCACATACAATAAATTTAAAAACCAGAGATGGATCAGACAACGTATTTAGTATCTCTAATAACGATCTAATGCGTCTTTGTTTTCTGGTAATGAAAGTTATTCAGTCAGATTAAAATGATAATACAAGCTATTATGATATTGACCGTCATCATAATGTACGCTTCTTTTCTGCTAAGAAAATAGATTTACATTTTTTTTTGTGATATAATTTTGTAAATCTAAAAAAGGAATACAATTTTATATGAGCGAAACTGCGTGGACCTGGTTATTATTTACCATGGAGCTAATAGGAGTTTACGGCAGCTATCAGGTGGGCAATAAAAAATGGCAAGGTCATTTGATTGTTGCTTTACATTCAATACCTTGGGTAATATACTCTATTATATTTGATAAGCCGGGATTTTTAGCGATGTGGATTCTATGGCAATGGGTTCACTGGAGAAATATGTGGAAGTGGCGAAAAGACAATGCATAATAAAAAAGTTGTTGTTATAGGAGCTGGCGGAATAGTAGGTCAGCACATGATGGTAAACAAGCCTGAATGGGCTGACGCTATCTTCACGAGAAGAAAAGGCTATTTAGAATGGTCGCAACTAAATGTTGGTGAAGACGACATAGAAGCTTGGCTTGATGCTAATTCTCCCGATGTAATTATTAACTTAGCAGGACAAAACGTAGTTGACGCCGTAGAACAAAATCCGGATGAGTCAATATATGTCAACGTAAAACTGCCTCTTACTTTAGCTACATGGGTTAGCAATAATAATAAAAAATTAATACAAGTTAGTACACAGGGTATCTTTAGCGGAGAAAATGCTAATTATAATACTAACTCTAAACCACATCCTATCACATGGTATGGCAAGCAGAAAGCCCTTGCTGAAAAGCTTATTATTTCACATGATAATGTAAAAATAGTTAGGTTAACTTTTGTTATAGGAGTAAGACCTTTTCAAGATGTAGGCAGAAAAAATCCATTAGAAATTATGATGGAACAAAAAGAGCAGCTTCAAGTTGATGATAGATTTTTTTCCCCAGTCTTTGCTTATGACGCTGCCATGATACTTTGGGATACCGCTCTTCACTTTGAAGAAAGTGATCAAAAAATTATTCACATAGGTAATCCAATAAAATCTTCAAGATTTTCTCTAGCTAGCGACATAAAGACAGCTTCTAATGGTAAACTAGATACTGAAATCAAACCAGTATCCTATACTTATTTCACCAGTAATGTAGCAAGACCCAAGGACACCACTTGGGAAGATGGAACATCTTTATACATAACTGATTATATGTATGGTTTAGAAAAATGCTATTTAGAATGGGAAACAATAAATAATGAACTTAGAGACACAGGCAAATGATATATCAGAATACTTGGGTGTCACTTTAGATAAAGCTAAACAGCGTTTATCTTTAGGGTTTCACCCTAATCACCATATGGTTGCAGAAGATTTTACTTCTACCAATACCAATGTAGATGATCCAAACTCTCTCCTTAATTGGTATAGAAATACAGATACTTATATCTGGGAGCTTTCTTCATATCACTTAGATGATGGTTTTAACTACAAAGGCATGTGCGAAAGTATTAGTTTAGGACTAGCTCATTCTGGAAAGAAAGAGATCCTTAGCATTGGTGATGGCATTGGTACACTCAGCTTGAGAATGGCTGAAGAAGGATTGAACACCACTTACCACGACTTAGAGGGTAGTAAGACAGCCGGTTTTGCCCAGCATAGATTTAATAAGCGTCCTGATCTAAATATTAAAACTCTATTCACTGATAGCTTTGCGCCAAAAATTGGCACAAACAAGTTTGATGGCGTCGTTGCTTTAGATTTTCTAGAGCACGTTGTAAACGTAGACGAATGGGCATTAGCTATTTTTAACTGCTTAAAGAAAAATGGTGTATTCATTCCTAATAATGCATTTGGCATAGGCG